TGAAGAATAACCTGTATGATGCCGGAATTACCCTCGGAAATATCTTCCTCCCGATGATTGCAGAAGGAACACAGAAAATTACGGGGTTAATACAGAAAATTAACAATCTGGACAGCGGACAGCAGAGAATGATACTCGGCATCGTGGGAATAGTTGCGGTATTGTCCCCACTACTGATCGGCATCGGGAAGGTGTCTATCGGGATATCTTCGATTATAGGACTTGGATCAAAAATAAGCGGGCTTTTTGCCGGAACTGCAGTAGCGGCAGCAGAAGTTGGAACAGCCGCAGAAGGAGCTGGAGTTGCGATGGCAGGGGCTGGAACAGCCGCAGAAGGAGCTGGAGCTGCAATGGCCGGAGCTGGAGGAGTGGCCTTAGGACCAATTCTATTAGTAACAGCTGCAATAGCAGGAGTAGTAGCTGGAATGGTTCTCCTATGGAATAAAAGCGAATCATTCAGAGATTTCATAACAGGAATTATTGACACTGTAAAAAGTTCTATCACGGGGTTCTTGGACGGAATCAATATTGATGAAAAACTAAGCAAAATTCAAAGTGCATTCTCTGGATTGGGCGAGAAGCTGATTGGGCTGGAAAATCTGTTTAAAGTGATCGGTGCGGTCATGACAGCAGTTGTAGTACCGGCAATTGGATTGCTAGCAGCGGGATTCAGCACAGTTCTAGGCATGATCGAGCCACTGATCACAGTAGTTGGCGGTGTGATTGATACGCTATCTGGATTAGGAGATATTATCGTCGGAGTATTTACTGGTGATATGGATTTAGCGAAAGCAGGACTGGATTTGTTCAAACAGGGAGTCGTAGAAATATTCGGTGGCTTGTGGGATATGGTAGTAGGTGCTCTGGACGGATTTATATCAGGAATTACTGGATTCTTCGGAACACTGATACAGATCTGCGGAATTGATACGTTTGTGAATGGCGTTATTGAAAAAGTATCTGGCGTGTTTGATACGATTAGGAATGTTGTAACGGTCGGCGTCATGCTGATCGCGGAAATCTTTTCGGCAGCATTTCAGATCATAACATTACCATTCCAGTTTATCTGGGTGAACTGCAAAGATATCATAATTCAGACGTGGAATGAAATAAGCACCTTTATCGGCGGAATAGTAAATGCTATAGTGGGAGTAATATCGGCCGGATTCGGGCTGGTAAAAACTTACATTATAACACCAATCAGCGGAGCTTATGCATCGGCAGTGAGTATCTTCGAAGGGATTAAAAGTGCAATTTTTTCGAGAGTAGCTGGTATTAAGGCGTCGGCGAAGGCCGGGTTCGAAGCCGTAAAGAGCAATATTACCGGACCGATTAACACTGCAAAAAACACGGTATTGAGTGTGTTTGAAGGAATCAAGAGTGGAATATCCAGTAAAATTAATGGCGCAAGAGATGTAGTAAAAAATGCAATTTCAACAATTAAGAACGCCATGAACTTCAACTGGAAACTTCCGAATCTGAAACTCCCACATATAAGTATAGATGGAAGTTTTTCGCTAAACCCGCCGTCTGTGCCACATTTTAGCATTGCATGGAGAGCGAAAGGAGCGGTCTTTGACCAGCCAACTATCATGCCAACCCGTCTTGGATGGCAGGGAGTTGGAGAAGCAGGTCCGGAGGCGGTAGCGCCGATCACTGTGCTGCAGACCTATGTGGAGGAAGCAGTAGAGAGAGGGATAGCAAGACTGCAGAGAGTGGAGAGAGACCCGATTGATTACGACAAGCTTGCGGCGGCAATGTCAAAAATTGAAACGACTATCCGGTACGATGACCGCGAACTCGGAAGAACAATAAGAGAGGTTCTGACATAATGATATATTATGAAAATAGCAATAAAATCAAATTAAATCTGGATGAATGGCCGGTAGTGGTTGAAGATATTACAACTTTGTTCGGAAAAGAATGGAAGCACGAGGCTACAGAAAATGTAAATGCAAACAGAAAAAAACTTGAGCGGTTCTATAGAACGGGGGCCAGTAAGAAAATAACGCTTCAGGTATATGCGGATACGAAAGCCGAGTTTGACGAAATGCTTGATCGGCTGAATGAGATTACAGACATAGATATTATTGAACAAAAGCCGGGAAAACTATGGGTAGGAGATTATTATCTGGAATGCTTTATTACAGAATTAGATCCGAAAGATTACGATGATATATTTTATACAGTAGATGTGGACGCTACAATAGAAGCGTTCACACCTTACTGGATTAATAAGAGTACGCATACATTCCATAGCTACGGAATTGCATCGAATTACAACAAACGTTACCCGGGAAGATACCCGTATCGATATGCAAATGGATTAACAAGCAATTACCTCGTTAATCCAAACTATACTCCATCGAATTTCCAAATGATTATTTACGGCCCGGTAGTTAATCCACAGATTACGGTCGGGGTCAACACATATCTGGTGAACATCGTACTGGAAGAGGGAGAATATCTCCTGATAGACAGTCGGAATAAAACAATCACAAAATTCCTGAAAAACGGAGAGAAAGTAAATGCTTATCATAACAGGCAAAAAGGAAAAGAGTTTTTTGAAAAAATCCGTACAGGTCGCCAGATGGTTCAGTGGACGGGAAAATTTGATTTTGACATTACCGTGATTGAAGAAAGGAGTATACCGAAATGGAAAGCAGTACTATAGAAGGTACAGCAGCAATATCACAGATGCATTTTGTAACAGCCAAAGCGACTGGAGAACTCTGTGATAGTGCCGAGGTAGATTTGGATATCGGAGATACCAATGATTTCAAGATTGTGATAGCTGTGTCAGATTCTGACACGGAACATATGGGATACGGATGCCGGATATTCGCTCCGGGAACAGAGTATGGGGGAATTATTGGAGACATCGAATCTATATCCGGTACACGAAAAGTTGCACTGCGTGGAAGAACATGGAGAGGAATGCTGGAGTACAAGGTAGTTGAACCACCGGCCGGACAAGATCATCTGACCTTGTCCGGAGAATTAAATACAGTAATCAGAACATTGATAGGAGATCGCTTTGGCGGTCTCTTTGTCGTTCCGGAAGCAAATACAGGGATAACAGTGAATAACTGGCAGGTCGACCGCTACGTGACACTCTATGATGCCCTGCAGAAGCTGGTAGACAATTATGGATGCAGGTTACAGATCTGTTACGTACAGCCAGAGGGACTGGAATATGGTTATGTAACAGTACAGGCAGTACAGATTAAAGATTATTCAAAGGATCTAGAGTACAGTCAGGAAGATGGTATACATGTAACTGTAAGAGATAACCGTAATGGCGTAAACCATCTGGTATGTGCTGGACAAGGCGAGAATCAGGACAGAATCACCTTACACCTGTACGTACAGAAAGACGGAACGATCGGAAAAACGCAATATTATAAAGGTTCAGAAGAAATAGAGGCGGTATATGATTATTCCAGTGCGGACAAAGAAAAACTCGAAGAGGATGGAAGAAAAAAACTGAAAGAACTGCAGAACTACAAGAAGTGCACTATGACAGTTGATGATATAGATCTGGAGCTTGGCGATATAGTATCCGGCTACGATGTTATAACGGACACGCAGGTGATCAAACCAGTCAAACAAAAGGTTGTAAAGTGCCAAAACGGAAAAATAACGATTGATTACAAAGTAGAAGGGGATGATTAAAATGGCGGGATTAAAAGCACTTAATATAAACACTCCGCCAGAAGAAGAGCCACATATATATGCAGAAGACGATGCTGCTATATACAAGGCGATATTCGGCGGTGATGGTGCATCTACGATCGGACAGGCATGTAAAGCTACTGTATTGAGCAATAATAAAGTAAGAATAGCTGATGGCGTGCTGTGCGTAGACGGGCATATGGCAAGGATCCCATATGGAGAATATGAAGATTGCGAGATTATGAATGGACAGCCGGGAAAGAACAGAAACGATATCATCGTAGCAAAATTCGAAACCACAGGAACGGGTGGAATTGACACCATGACATGCGAAGCAATCCAGGGAATAGCTGGAGAAACGGCGGTAGATCCGGAGCTGACACAAGACGATATTTATGCAGGCGGTAAAGTGAGAGAGTACCCACTGTACCGGGTGAAGATTGAAGGGCTGAGCATTACGGCTGTAGAACGGATGTTTGAGATTATTCCGTCAAATAAGGATTTGTCCAAGTTACTGGACTATGATCCAACCGAGAAAACGTATTTCGAAAACGGGTGGACCATGAAATACCGGCATATTAGCCACAATCAGGTGTATGTAACCCTGCAAAACACAAATACTGGCGCAACAGAAGCTGTCCCTAATAACCTTATTATGGCCGGTGTCCCGCTTCAGATATTATTTGAGCAATACATTCCGGTAAAAATGGTAGTCAGCAGCACCATAGTTGGTTACGGAAGTATCACGTTTTCCGGAAAAGGCGCATACCTGCAGTCTGTAGCTTACGGGAATTCCGTAAGCTGGGTTGGATACGGGGTGGTAACAGTTGAGTAGAAATGTTATCCATACACATATTCCAGCCTATAATTAACACGCATATTTCCTTCATGATTGGTTGGATAGAAATACTGGAATATTTCACCATTCCATACCTCCGGGGCATAAAAATGCACTTCTTGTGCCACGGAGTCTCCGTTGTGCGTTTTTATGCTAAGCCGCGTTATAGCATAGTCAGTTCCAAACCAGTTTTTTAATTGCTCGACAGAAAACAGTTTCACATACCCAATGTTCACGGCTATGCCGACGACCTTAGTGCCAGATACTACCTTAACCCGACCGCCATACATCGTATAGATCTGTTGCTCATCGGTGTTAAGCAACATTTGAAACCCCAATTTCTCAGTCAAATCCTTATTTTACATAGAAAGGAGATATACATAATTATGAAAATTACATTCAATGATGCAACAGAGTTGGTCATCCAGTCAGCGAGCACCCGGCCGGACGGGAGCCTGCTGATCAAAACAATATCAGACACTGAAGAAAATCTAAAGACAATCTTTCAGGATGGCATGAAGACCAAGAAGATGATCATCAAGGAGAGAGAATCAACGATTGGCACTTATGAGAATTACACGGAACTTGAGGGAATCATGAAATACACA